TCAGTTCCAACAGCATCACTTACGCTCCAAGTGGCAGTCCGATTGAAGGATAGACGACTCATAACATAATCCACTGTAGTCTATTCAGGGTCAAACGCTTGAGCACCGTGCATATATAGAGCGTCTTACTTCAACTAGAGTGCGGAACAAGCCTAAACTCCAACACCTTTGGACATACTCGGTAACTACTGAAAGACTGGAACTCCCCCTCCGGCCAGGTGGGGAGAATCCATCGGCACCTCCGCTGATAAATCATTATTCATGGTTTGTCGACTTTCACTTGTTAAATCTCCGGCTATCTTTCCGATGTTATACGTATTTGAGGAACCCTGTCCCTCAGCTTTCCAATCACCTTCCTAAGCAGCCACAGTAGGAATAGTGATTCCACGCTTAACCACCGGAAGATTCCGTTCTTTCATGGCTTTGTCCCATTGTTGCTTCATTTCCTCCTTCGATATTTCGCCATTTTTGACTTGTTTTTATAATTTTGTCATAAGGGCCGCCACAACAGGTGGACGTGGCAGAGAAAAGAAAGCATCTGGGTAACTGGAAAAGACAGTGATAGTAATAGGTTTAGAATCAACATTGACAAGAGGGTTTAAAACGCCAATGTAGAGAGTGCCAAGGGATTCAGTAGGAGTGTTTACAATAGTGTTCGTGTTCATAACATTACGGAGAAATTGATAAGGAACACGAATAGAAGCAGTAACGCTCTTACCCGGATTGAGCATGACGTGAGCGTTAGACGTCCATTGGAAAAGATTGACAGTGGACATTGTGTCAAGAGGATAGAAAAAGACACAAAGATTACCCTAGGCAAAAGGGCTGCCATTAACCTAAATAGTTATTAGAACATCACCATGAAAAAACAAATTGTGATCAAAAAGCATGTTCTAAATATTATCAGTGTTACCAGAAGATAAAATGCCAAAAGGTAAATCATAAGAAGCTAAAATAGTGCCTTAAGCGTCCGTAGTAGCCCAAGTGACGTCACCACGATTAATAAGAGAGCTGGCCGCATAGGCATAACTGTACGCCTGCTCTTAAACGGCCAAAGAGGTTTAATTAATTGAAGGCCCCGCCTGTATAGCATGTGACTCTCCGCCCTATAATGTTGTTAAACCGGATACCGTCCCAACCTGAGCATGCCATGTGAAACGGGCTCCAGAGTCTGCAGTACGGGCTGCTACAACAGAGCGGACGGCGTGATAAGGGCCAATTTTAAGATCAAGACCAGTACGCTGCTTGTAACGTTCGGCGAGAGAATTGCAGTACCAATTGTATTTTGCCTCGTCCCATTAACTAGCCAACTCCATCATAGATATTACAGTCTCCATCAACGTGTCAGTTCCAGCACGAATCCATTGGGGAGTTTCGAGCAATGTGCTATCACGGGCGGCCCCAGAGTAGCGACCATCAACCAAACGTGGATGAGCACCGAGAAATGTGACTTCCTCAATGTTTTCAGTCGTAGTGGGAGCCTCAGTCTTGGTAGTGGACGTATAAATCTGGCCAATTTTTGCCATCTCAGCCACAACAGAAGGACCATCAAACTTAGAGGTTTTTGAGACACAAATCACATGGTCATCACCCAGGATTTTGGCACGAGCATGGTCATCATAAAAGAGAGTCGGGTTCAATTTTCCAAAAACATAACGCAGATAGCCCTCATTCACTATAATATTAATTATGGTGGTAAAGAAGCAACCTGAGAAATGCATCGCGCGAGGTTTGAAACCGTAAACGCCTAGAAAGGCTTCCGCTTCAGTTTCATGACGAACCAAAACATCCCACTCGGATTGATGGATCACACCACGTTCAACTAGGAGTTTGCCAAGAAGAGCATATGCTTCGGCTCGAAAAGCAGGGTGGAAATTACGATCAAAAGATTTATAGTCGCCAGCCATAAAAACAGAGCCCTTTTCGGTCAGCCAATTGATAACTTTATCCATATCCCAAGAATATTAATTAATACCTATGGCTGAGGGTGTACGATCAGAGGCATTCTGAAATTAAACTAGGATAGACCCAAAAACCATACGGAAGGCTACAGTGGCAATCAAATTAGAAGCATATATGATGCGTGTTCGATGAGTTCGACGTTTTTCGGGAGAGACCAATTCATCCTTAAGATAGCCTACATAAATGGAACGAGCTTGGAGTTATCCGCGGCGTATGTCGTCTACCATCAACTCAACCGCATTACGAAACATTGAAGTGTAACGCAAGCGAGAACCTTCAAACCAAACAAAATCAGTTTTGCCAGGCTTTTTGGCTAGACGAATAAGCGGCCACCCAGGCGACGTTTAAGTGCGGATGGAACACAACTTCCCGGGAATGCCCCCACAGGCTTCTTCAAAAGTCAATTGACGCCAACCGAAATCATTGGTAAGAGCAGTACTATAATTCTAGTACATCTAATCATAAATTCCCCTCAAATCATTTGGGGGGACACTCGGGTGCTCAACCGAAAGAACTTCGCGAATGGCCACTTCCACTGGGTCTCCAGCTTCATCGTTTTCTGGGCCAAGATATGCAGGGACCCTTTAAGTTTCAAAAACGCCATGGAACATAGACGGCACAAGCTTCGAGTCTCGATTCAAGAACACGCGTTCCCCAGGCTCCAAAATGCGGATCTCCTAACAATTGGGTGCATTCTGCCATTCGGAAATTTCAATACGTGCTTGACTTGTAAATCCTTGATCGAGGGCTTCCTCCATAGCTTGAATCTATTCACGCGTGACCGGAGTCGATAAACCAGCACCACTAATAGTAGAGCCCGCAACGTGTATACCCATTATCTATCCATTCG